GTATAAGTCACCACACTAAACCCACTCGTAGTGTTTGCGCTTACTGTTGAAGTGATAGAGCCTGATGTGTTGGTTGAGCCAGAGCCGTTGGCTTTCCAGTTCCATGCAGCATAGGTTGAACCATTGCCGTTGACTTCACCAATTCCACCGCCACCTTGAGTGACTGTGAAACCATCTGAATCAAAAGAAGATAAATAGCCCCATGTTCTATTTGATTGCTCTGCAAAACTACCATTAGAGAACAAAGTCTTTGCCGCACCACGAACAGCATCTGTTACGTTGTGAAACTCTGTGCCAGACCTTTGCTTTATCCATGTAAAGTCAGGCTGGAATCCAACTCCAGTTAAAGCCCTTCCACTTGTTCCATTGCCCGTATAAGTTAAAGTATTGAAATACTTACCCGCTTGCGTAGCCGTAGTCGCCCCAATCGTAGGCGTTGGCAAGTTCTGTGTGCAAAGTGCTTTGAAGCCACTTGGGGCTGTGTAGGCAAATGGGCGTTGACCGAAGTTGCAAGAATAATACTGAGAAGCACCACCGCTACCATTACCATTTCCAAGATATGCGGTTATTGTTTTGCCAGACAATCCTGTACTGTATGCAGTTCCTTGGCTTGTGCCATTTTTGTAGAACACTAATGTTCCCGCATCCATGTCTAATGCAACACCAATAACATCATTGGCGACCCATGATGCGCCATAAGCCGTTCCAGAATTATTGTTGTATTTATTTCCATTTTTGAAATAAGACCAACCATTAGCACTTTGCCAACTTCTATTTGTTGCAGAAGCACTAATATCGCATACGCCAATCATTCCCGCATCAGTCGTGGTTGGAGTAACTTCCCAATACCATTTGCCAGAAGAAACACCAAATGTTCCTACCGCATTGCTAGTCTCTGGTGCGGCTACTACAGCATCTAAATTGCCATTTGCAAAAGTTGCGTTTAAAAATGTCAATGGATTTAATGTGCAGTAGTTACCCCGCACAGTACCACCCACACCAGTATCAGTTCCATACGATGTTGGTGAATCAACAAGAGAGTCATTACCCGCACCAGCAGTCACGCTGAAGTTATTAGGTGTCCAGTTGTTGCCGTTACCTGAGTAGTCTTTACCCAATGTAGCCGCTGTTGTGTTGCTGTTGTCTGAGAAGTTCAGATAGAAGCCGTTAGTGCCGTATGAGCCTGAGTAGGCTTTAGGTTGCCATACGCCTGTTTGTGCGTTTGTTTCACCGAATGATGATGGGGTTAGGGCTTGACCATCAATGAAGACAACTTCAGTTGAATAAAAGTTTGCGTAATATCCAACACCATACAAATAACCTAATCCATGACCAACTGTTGAATTAAAGGTTGTATTTGTATTTTGTGGAATCTGTGTGTTTGTGCCAAAACTTGTTATTTGAACTCCGTTAATATATAACTTCATCCGATTAGAAGCAGTGGCTTGAGTAGTATCAACTGCAACTACAACATGATACCAAGCAGAAACATCACGATACACAGCCGATGACTGGTACAAACCTGAGCCATCGTTTAAACGCACCCAAAAAGTATCGTCAGTTGTAAATCCAAACCAGTCTGTGCTAGACGCAGACATCAACATATTGTAATTGGCTAACCCTGAACGCTTAACCCATCCGCTATATGTCCAAGTAGTTCTATTTCCCGCACTCGCAGGAGTACGATTCAAATAAGCAGAATCTGCGCTGTTAAAGCGCAAACTGCGTGAGATTTGATAGCCGCCAGAAGAAACTTGGGTTGTATTGCTTGAAAACATTTATAAGTCCTCAAACTGTGTAGTTCTGACCAGCAACACTACCTAGCCAGCTAGAGCTATCAATGGCTGTGAAGACAAACTTATCTGCTTTAGATGCTGTAGATGTAACTGTAGGTGCAGTGCCAGCAGGCCACTTAACACTAGCGGGCCATGTCACAGTACGGCTACCTGTACCATCTTGCTTCTGTACCAATGTAAAACTCTTACCTGCAACAGGTGTTGGAAATGTATAAGTAACATTACCACCAAGAGTAATGATTTGTACAGACCCGTTTGCCAAGTCCAGTGTGATTGTTGACGTAGGTGTTGAAGTAAACGATTCTTCTGTGTAGCCGTTTGTAAAAACGCCAGCTTCAACAGTCTTGTTGGTAAGAGTCTCTGTGCCTGTTGGGGTCACATAGTCAGTACCTGCTGTAGCAGCACTAAACGCTGAAGTACCATTACCCTTAACAATGCCTGTCAGAGTGCCTACACCTGTACCACCAGCAGAAACTGCTGTGTAGTCGCCAGATGTACCTGCTTGCCAGTCTTTAATCTGGCTCATCATCTCACGAATAGCATCGTTAATGCCAGATGGCGCACAGCCCTCTGCGATATTGATACCATCAATGTCTGTGTTGTTTGATGGAGTTGCACTCCACTCCGAGATTTTCGTCTTTGCCATGTTAGTCCTTAGTCGGGGTTAGCCATTCCAGTTAGGTCAATTTTGTATCTCAAATCAGGTGCAAGACCTAACAATCCTTGTGGAGAAGCAGCAAACATTTGAGTTGCTTCTGCTGGTGATGCCATGTAGTTTAACAAAGGGTCTGTAATATTCAAGCGCTGATATAAATTTTGAACAGCAGGATTCAAGTATGCTTTTGTTGCCAATGCTGGCAATGCCAAACCAGTAGCAGTTGCAGCCAATGGTACGCCAACAGCAGTAGTACCACCTAAAATACCAACCATCTTTGCAGGGCCTGATGTGAGCATTTCCTTCATCGTTGTTCGCTCGCTCGTCTGACTGCTACCAATCTTAGGTTTTAGCGCAGATTGAGCAACATCAGCCAAAGCTACCATTTGACTTGCTGGCTCTTGTCCAAAAATGCTTGGCAATGTAGATGGTGACTTCTCATCAGTCTTAATTAGATTTTTACCAAACTTAGTAATATCCAATTCACCTGCATTATCCAATGAGCCAAGTTTCAAATCAGCAAGTACACCACGAGCCAACATCAATTTTCCATCTTCATCTAACAATGGAATAATTTGTTCAGCAGCACCACTCTCATTGTTTGCTATTGTTTTAACAATGGTTGAGTCTTTAGCATTTGAAAAACGCTGATTCAAGTTAACTGCTTCACCATAAGAAGAACGCAAGTTTTTGAGTTTTGTAACTTCTTCATCAAGACCTTGTTTCTTAAATGAAGTATCTCGTGCGTCATCTAAAGCATCACGCAATTGTCTAAATGCGTCACCAATCTTAGAGCCACGCTTCTCATAAGCTAAATCGCTAAACAGTTTGCGTTGGTCTTGATAGTCAGCACCAGAAATATAGCCTTTTTGCTCGTATCCTTGATATGAGTATTCTGGTGTGCCAGAGTTAATCAATTCTTGACGAATCTTGTCGCCAAATTGCTTGTAGTTTGGATTTGTTGGCTTTAAGCCAGCTTCATCCAATGCAGCTTGAACTTGTCGTTCCAATGCTTCATTTTTTGCGCCAAAGTAGAATTCTTCAAAACTCTTAAACAATGGCTCTTTTCTTACAGATGGAGGCAGAGAGTTAAGCAACTCTCGTGCTTTCATAATGTTAGACCTAAAGTTTGGAACATCAGACAAAACAATGTCAGATTGAGAAGATACATTTCTGATTTCATCACCAATACTGTTTACATTTCTTTCAGCAGCTTGTTTAACAGCTTTAGCACCACCAGAGAAAGCAACATCAGGTGCGCTTGGCATACCGCCAAACATATTAGCAATTGAGTTCAAAACTCGTTCTGCATGGTCTGCTTGGAGATTAAACTTCTTAGTAAACTGAGAAGATGAGAATGGCAATGTTGAAGCAACAGCCTCAAACAATTGAGCAGTTTTACCTGCGCCAGCTTGAGCAGGAGTCAATCCTAATTCATCAGTAAATCCAAGAACTTTAGCTTTGCCAGCCATAGCAGCATTACGCTGTTCAGCAAATGTCAAAGGCTCTTTAGGCCTAGATTTAGTCTGCATACCAATAGCACCTACTGGAACACCAGCAGCCATTGCCAAAACAGTAGCAGGAACATCACCAACAATAGGTTGTGCTTTTTCAGCAACCAATTGACTAGTTGCGCCAGCAGGGATTGAAGTTGCTAACTGTTGTGCAGGATTAACAGCCATGCGAGTAGCCATCTCTCGTGCCATAGGTGTAGTTGCTTGTCTTGCAATGTTTGGCAATGATGATACTGCTGCACCTGTGCCTCCTAAAGCACCAAAACCAGCCTCTACCATGCGTTGACCAGTTGTCTCAGGCTTTGCTACTCCTGCGCTTGTCATAGCGTCTTGGACTGTTTTAGACAACATCTGTAAACGAGGCAAATCCTTACCAGTTAGTTGTTCACCACCAATAAGAATCATGTTGATTAAGGCATTGAGAGCATCACCAACAGGAATAGCCATAGAACCTGCAAGTTGTCCAGCAGGGCCGAATGGTGTACCAGCCAAAGCACCAACAAGAGGAGGGGCTAAACCACGAGTTGCAGCACCTGCAAACTTAACAGATGCGTCCTCAGAACGCCCTGCTCGTTTAGCACCCATCTGTGGATAATAACCAAAGGTTGCAGAATCAGCACTCTTAGGAACTAATTTAGCAGCCAATCCATTACCAAATACTTCATCAAACTGTGATGCAGTCTCTGGGTGTGCTTTTAGATAAGCAATATCTTTTGCTGTTGGCTTTTCCATATTTACCTTCTATATGGGTTTTCAGATGGGTCTGGAGGCGCAATAAACTTAAATCCACGCAAACTCTTATTGTTTTCGTAGAAGTAGTTTTCAGACTGCTCTGCGTATGCTTTTGCTTTTTCTGACAAATATTGAATATCTTTAATAGCAGATTGTTTTGCTGCAAGAGAAACAGATGGGTTAGCCAAATCACCAACAGCTTTGTCATAGCGTTTTGCGTCAGCATCAGAAGTTGGGCCACTAAACTTAGGAGAATTCAATGCCAAAGATTGTGACAATGTAACCAATCTATCGTTTGCGTCTTTAGCCTCTGAACCAATACCAACTGCTGCTGCTACACCTTTAACACCAGCCTCAATACGTCCACCATATGCCTGTTCAAGCAATGGTGCTGCTCTCTTAGCTACTGTAGCCATATTGTCAGCTTTAGTTGCGTCTTCTTTGATTTTTGTAAGAACATCAAACTCTTTCTTCTGTGCATAAGAGAATTGTTCTGGCTTATTAGCTTCTGATGCTGTTTTAAGTGCAAGCAATGCAGCAGTATTTTGAGCCTGTAAGTTTTTATATTCTGCTGTGTCTTGCTGACCTTTTTCCTTTAATGCAAGCATTGCATCTTGGAAAACTTTAGTTTGTTGTTGTGCAGCGTTAATAGTAGCTTGAGATTGTTGGAACTGCTGACTTCTGCCAACAGCATCTGTAATCTCTTTTGCTCGTTGGTCAGCCTTATCAGGGTCAATTAAGCCTTTACTAAAGCTATTTGCATACTGATTAGCAAGATTTCTAAGATGCGTTGGAATAGTTGGGTCAGTTGTAAACTGCAAGAATGGATTGTCTTCTTGACCACTACCACCAAGGAATCCTGCTTTACGCAAGTCAGGAACAAGTTTAGCCATCTGAGACAATGATGCCAATGGGTCATTTGACAACATAGCCAATGCTTGTAGTTTATTAGGGTCAATAGTGCGTGTAGTCTGAGCAGGTTTTGTTATTGATGACATTGATTCATCATATTCTGCTGGCGTAGTTGTGGTAGTGAATATCTGTGGTGCAAGTTGACGCATTTGTTCTTCTTGCTTTTTCTTACGCAACATTTCAGATAATTGAACATTCTGTAATTGTTCTTGCAATGCACCTTGCATACCACCACGATATGCTTTCTGACCAGCTTGCAAGCCTTCAGCAATAGAAGCACCTGTGTTGCCACCTTGGAACAAACGTCCTGCTAGTGCATACAAGGCTTGTGCTTGTGCGTCTTCACGATTACGAGCAATGTCAGTAGGTGACATACCGAGCAGACCCATTGTGTCTGCACCGCTAGTACCAAAAATGTCTAATAGTCCAGCCATGTTTAACCTACTTGAAAGTAAGGATTGATTACAGCGTCAGCATTTTGACTACCCCAAGTAGTTCCATTTAGCCAGTTAGATGCGCTGTTATACAAGTTTCCAATACCAGTTGAACCACCTAGATTCTTGTACAAACCACCACCAACAGCAGCCAAACCAAGAACATTCTGCAATGTAGATGTGTCTTGTGTACCGCTAGTAGTCGATGAAGCTACTCGTCCTAGTGGGTTGCCATAGACTAATGACAGATAGTTCTGCAAATTCTGCTGTGGTTGGTTTTGCAAGAAGTTGAACTTAGCAATATCTGCTTGTTGTTGCTGACCTGTGTAACCCTCACGGATTTGACCAGCTTGCAACATATTCTGAATGTCCTGATAGTCAGCTTGAGACATTGCAGGGGCAGCCATCGTAGCTTGTTGCTGACGATTACGCTCATCTGCATAGTTCTGGTAAGCCAACTGTCCAGCAGTATTAGCCAACTGTTGACCAAATGCGCCTGTGGCTCGGTCTTGCAACTGACCCATAGCACCAGAGCCATAACGCCCTGCCAAACTAGCCTTAGATGAAATGTCACCAATAGTTTGCTTAAATTGTTGTTCAGCAGCTTGTGCAGCAGGTTGGAACGCACCTTGGAAAAAAGGATTGCCACCCAAGAAACCACCAGAAACTGTGTTCTGGAGTTGATTCTGAGCAGACTCGAGTAATGGGTTACCCAGAGAAGCACGAGCCTCAAGAGCTTGTAAACCTGTCTGAGTAGTAGTGGAGGGGCTTACAAATGTAGGGCCACCATAGTACTGTGGGCCACCAGACTGATACAGACGCTGTGCTTGTTGCAATCCATAACCTAGATATGGTTGGATTGTTGGGTCAATTTGAGATGTGGTAGTAGTAGCCATCTTTTACTCCTAAAAGTTCGGATTCCAAGATGGGTCATCCACGGAATCCATTATACATAAATTATTAAAATCAACCAATAATTGCATACGCAAACAACATTTCGTGCATATGATTGCCATGAGTTATTGTCGCTGTACCCTGCCCTCTGGCAGAAACATACATATGACCATGAGCCAATTCATCTGCGCCTTTGTCATTCAATGGCATAAACAATATGACGCTACCAGAACCAATCCGTCTATCTGTCATAGTAGTGCTTGTTGCACCCTGATTTAGACTGATTTCGCCTGTGTTATTGGTCTTACCATCCATGATGCCACGAACAACCTCTGCCACGGCTCGTTGGTCACCACCAAAAGCAGGTAGGCTTCTAAACATCAGCGAACTCCCTGTGGCGTAATGTCCACATCCACCGCTACAGCAGTCTTCCAAGCAGCACCAGTCGGTGTCAGCTTCAGCCTGTGATACCTACCAGCACTACGCAAAGAAACCCTGTTCTCTGAGTCAGCAGCAGTAGATGTTCCATAGTTAACAGATTGGCTTAACAAAGTCCTTGATGAAACAGCAATAGAACCAGAGCCATTGTCAACAATAGGTCTAGCTAGGGTTACTACTGAGTTAGCACCAATATCAATATCTGCTGTTGAGATAGTGCCTGTTTGACTAGCACCAGTAAACGAATACACCCTAGTTCCTAGTGTTCCACCAAGGAAGTATTTACCACCAACATACAAGAGAGAATCTAAACTGTTCTCCAATGCGTCAATGCTTTCTGAAATATCGTCCAATTCTTCCAATGTCAAAGCACCAGATGATGCCTCACCAAGATAGTCTGTGTTGGCATCGCCATAAGTCCACTTCTTAGTTTGGAAGTTGTAAATCATTAGTTTACGAACAGCATCTACAGAACGATAGTTCCAGATAACTAACTTACGAACAGGGTCAATAGCAGCAGACATTGATTCGTAATCAGTCTCCAAAGCGTCAGCTAAGAAGAATCGGTCAACCTTTTCAGCACCGATTGGTATGACGTTCTGTCCATCACACATATAGAAACCATCGTCTGACAAGAAGAATGTAATGCCTTGGTACTGAGCAATAGAGCCAGCAGCCATACATCCCTTATTACGAGAGATATTGTCAAACTGGAATATGAATGGCGTACCAACATAAGTCATTCGGTGAATAGAACGCTCAAGCAGAACCAAACCAAACTCACCACCACGAATCCCCATAATCTGACCACCATCAGGAATGTCCTGATAATCAGATTGTGTGTTCACATTTTCTGTCCAGTCTGTTTCATCATTGATGGCAGACCAGCGAACTCGATATTGCTGTTGTTCGCCACTCTCATAAGTATTAGCCACAACCACAAAGTCACGAACTACTGTGATGTACTTGGCAATAGGTGCATTAGCAGCTAAGTCTGTAAAGGTGCTAGAAGTTCCCAATGTCCAAGATTGCAGTTTCTCTTGGTTGTTTGTGCTGATAACAACATTGCCAAACTGAGTAAACCTCATGCGCTGATATGGGTTTGTTGTGTAGCCAGAGTTAACCAGCGTCAAAGTTCCTGCACCACCAACTGTGTAAATCTTTGTCAGACCAGCAGTAAACAATGTTGTGTTGCCATCAGGAGACTTGGCAGCGTAAAGAGAACTTAGATTCTCTGCTGCTGCGCTTGATAAAACTACAGGAGTGGGAAATGGGCCATAACCAATAGCTTGAGACACCACATTCTTAGCGTCTGTCAATGCGCCAGAAATACCTGATTGGTCAGGCATCCATTCGCCAAATGTTACCCTTGTCGTAGCCATGTGTTACTTCCTTCAGACTGAGTAGTCCATGTATTGTCATTAGCAGATACTGGAGTCCATGTATTTGAGTCAACAGAAACAACTGTCCAAGTATTTGAGTCTGCACTTACTGGTGTCCAAGTATTTGTGTCACCAGAAACAGGTGACCAATTATCACCAAGAATTACACCATTAGCCGTGATAGTTGCTGTGCCATTTACCTGTGCAACACCTGCATAAATAGCAGAAGCATTAGCAGTCACATCAGCACTACCAATGACACTAGCGACACCTTCTGCAATCAAACCACCATTGGCAGTAAATGCTGCGTTAGCATCAATGGACGCAATCCCTAACTGGATTCTCTGTCCACTAGCAGTTACATCAGCACTAGCTGTAATGCTTGCGCTACCGCCTTGGACAATCTGAGCAGATGCAGAAACAGTAGCATCAGCAGTTATCTCAGCACTAGCACTATTTACTTTGCTACCAATTGCAGTAACTGTAGCAAAACAAGTAATCTCAGCAGAACCACCAGCTATGCGAGTTGCATCAGCAGTAACTGTTGCATCAGCAGAAATAGACGCTGAACCCAATTGGATTCTCTGACCATCTGCTGTTACTGTTGCATTTGCAGTTATGCTTGCACTAAAGTCATAAGCAACAGAAGCGTTAGCAGTTACTGTAGCACTAGCCTCAATGTTGGCAATAGCACCAAGTATCTTTTCGCCATCAGCAGTTACAGTAGCTGTAGCACTTACATCTGCGACACCATCCCATAGAGTTGCTGTGTCCCAAACTGATGAGTCAAGGCTTGCAGGTAGAGCATCTAAGTTATTAAATGCGTCTAGCCCATCTATTGACCACGGCCCTGTCACATTCTTCTGAGTGGTAGAGTTCCAATCAGCAGAATCTAAACTTAACGCAAGGCTATCCAATGACCCAAATTGGTCAAGTTGCTCAAGCGTTAAGCTAACAGTTGTCATGCCAATGTTACTGACAGAGAGCCTGTGGCAATACGAAACACATCACCAGAAGCAATAGTTTTAGACGCATCCAAGGCTGTGTGATACAAAAGGTTTCCAGATGTAGAAGCATCCAAAAGACCAATGTATGCAACAGTACCCCAAGAACCTGTAGCTTGTGGGAACTCTACAGCAGCAGAGTTGGTTGATACGCCATTGCTAGGCGCACCAAAAGTAACTGCTGTACGAGCATAAGAACCACCAGATACTTCTGTACCTGAACCTGCATCCGTAGGGTCTGATGTGTACAAACCTACATAAACAGTTGTTGGAGATGTGTAGCTTGTATTACGCAATGTAGCGTTAATCAAAGCATTTTCTAGGTAGTTTGACATTTCAGCCATAGTTTCACCTTGGAGTTAATTTCATTGCCAGAGGAACACCAGAGTATTGACCTTCTTCGTCAGACTTGGTGAGAGAGGAGATTGCTCTGTCGTACATAGTTCCCCATGTGTTAATACGAGCATCATTCATAAGGTAAGGCTCTGCTTCAATCAAAGAAGCATAGAGCAAAGCATCTGGGGCTTTTGTCAAGAATACATTAGATGTATTACTGCTAGACAAGTAAGGAGGCGCAGCAAAGTACAACAGTTTTACTGTGTAAACACCATCAGGTGCAGGTGACACTTGAAACTCACTAGCGAGGATTGTGTAAGACATAGGAACACCAACTTCTGATGCTCTTGGGTCATTAGACAATGCTGATGGGCTAGAGTAGCTAAGTGGTTGAATAGGATTTGTCATCACAACAAAATCACGCACCTGCAAAAAGTCGCTAGGCAATTCAACAGTATTGTCACCACTTACAGTTGCTGTTGTGACAGATTTGAGCATCTGACGAATACGCAGTTCTCTACGCAGTCGATTCTCAGCAAATGTAATGAAATCTGGAATCTGGCTTGTCAAGTCAGACCGAGCCAAATAGTTGGCTATTGAAGTCTGTAAATCAGAGTAAGTTGCGAAACTCATACCACTCCTGTCCTAGTGCGCCATGCACGATTCATTGGGTCATTTAGAAAAGCGGCAAAACGCTTCTCATCAAGCACAGCAAACCCACGCATGATGCCTTGTTTGTTAAGGTCATCAATAACAGTCATTGGTATGCTTGCTACTTTGTTGCCAAACAAATGGTCAGACCATCTTGCTCGTTCATCAAAAGAATTAAACTCTTTTTTGTTCTGCTCAACAATAGCAGACACATCTTGACGAGTTTGAATAACGATGCCGCCCTCACCATCAGCATGGACAGCAGATTGACGAAAATTGACAGGATTTTGCATAACCTAATTCTATCAGTTTGAGTAGAAAAGAAAATGCCCCAGAGGGTTAAGTCTGAGGCATTTTTCGGGGTTACCTTAGATTAAGGTGTCAAGTCAGCAATGATGCCGTGAGCAGCTTGGTTTTTAACTTCCAAGGTGTACTCGCACAGCAATTGTGTGCTTTCGTTGTCGCCAGTCACAGCCAACTCGTTGGTCTGGAAAGGACGCAAGTAAGCAACAGCAGCCATGTCGGGGTCAAGGATAAACGCTGTCTCATCGCATGAGTTGGTAGAAGTCATAAAGCGGTTGGGAACAACAGAAATTGTACCGAAGTCGCTCATGTAAACATCGGCCGCGGCCACGATTGTGGTAGGGCTGTTAGATGGGGCCATGAAACGCTGTGCAGCGATACCAGCAAAAGCTGAAACCAATTGCTTGTGTGCAGGGTTGACCATCAACACTTTAGGATTGCCACCAGAAGCGTACACTTCTTTGATAACAGTCTTCAAGATTGTCTCTGTGAAAGTGCGGTTAGTACCATTGGTACGAGCAGTAGTACCCAAATCACCAGCAACACCATCAGTACCGCCATCATAGTTGCTGTTCAACCATGCTTGCAGACCACCCAATTTACGAGCAGTAGTGGAGTCGCCATTGGTAGCAACTTGATTGCTCAACAATGTTGTTTCCATGTCACGCTTAATTTCGGCCGATGCTTTCGCAAGTTGATAGGCTTTTTCTGACTTGCGGCCAGCTTTGTCCACGCTCTGCAAAGTGCCAGAAATCTTGACAGTTTTCTGAGCAATCTGAGTGCGGTTACCAACACGAGTTGTTGGAGACATAGTAGCGTCAGATGCCGTTGCACCCTCGACTGCGTAGTTCGTCAAAACGCTAGCGGAAAGGCTATCTGTTTGCCATTCGTGATAAACAGCAGTTGCCTTTGTTTTGCCGATGGAACTCATCATGGGCGTGTCGGTTGGTGAGATGTTATAGATAACATCCGAAAGGTCTTCACGCTGACCGATAGCGGTATAGGTTTGATATGTAGCCATTTTAAAACTCCAAAATTAAAAGAATCGTTCAAATGCTTTAGCAGCGTCTTGGACTTTGCCAGTTTCACGCAACCTTTGCATTACCTGTTTATCTTGTGACGATTTTGTAGGAGGCGCAGAAGTCCCAGAACGCATCATCTTAGGAGCAGCTTGAAGTTTCTTGGTTACTTCGGGCTTGCTCTTTTGAAGTTGCTCATACTTCATTGCTTTATACAAACTCACCACAGCACGAGAGTCATAAACGGAACTGAGTTCTTGGTCAGACCATCCAACAGACTTCGCATAATCACGGATTTGTTTCCGAATCGCATCACCCTGTGGCGTAGCTAACTCAGGAATCAGACTAACTAGCTTCTCAGATTCTTGACGGAGATGGTTTTGCAGAGAGGCTTGTTGCTCGGCTTGTTGCTGTTGGGCAATGCGTTGCTGTTCGGCTCTAACTACTGCTAACTGTTTCTCACGCTGACTCTGTTCAGCTACCGCTACGGCATAGCCAATAGGGTCTGTTTCCTTTAGAACATCTAAGTCCACACCCTGATTTTGCTGCGTAAGGAAGCTATCCAACGCTTGCAACTTCTGGGCATATGCCTGTCGTTCTTGTTTCACCTGCTCTAAGTGAATACGCTCTGCTTCTACAGCTTTACGTTGTTCAGCTAAAGCCTGAGACTTTTTAGTGTAATCAGTACCTTGTTGATAACCTTTGATGAGTTCGTCAAGTTCTACCTCAACTTCCTCACCAGATGCCTTGACTTTATATCGAGGCTTTGGTTGTTCTTCTTCGGATTCCTCCTCAGAATACTCAACTTCATCAGACGCTTGCAGTTCTTCTGAATGTTCCTCAGATTGGCTGTTTTCAGCTTCGTCAGAATCACCCATCAGTCCCTCAAACGCTGAAGCGGCTTGGTTTACATTTAGGCTTTCACTCCCTTGTGGGTTGGTGTTTTCCATTTGTCATCTCAAAAATCGCTAGACACCTTCTAGTCGGAGGGTAAGGTTTCCCTTACAGAATTTTCCATTTCTTCTCTCTAATCACAGTTTCCGAGGCTAAACCTTCAAGGTGTCCTGTAATTAGTTCTAAAGTCTTAATGTGTCTGTAAGCGTCTTCACGCCTATCAGATTCTTCAGCACTTGTGTTAATTATTACACTAATCTGCTCTTTTTTCAAATTATCTAATACTTCTTTGAAAAAGTCATCATTCAGTAAGTTTTTAGCCCATTGTGCGAGAAGCTGTTTGTCCATATTGGTTTTGTATTCCAGAAATAATGTCGTTGATGCTCAAGCTACTAGCTGATGGCATACCTTGCTTGTTACCCAAAATGCCCATCAAGTCGTTGTAACTTAGGTTTGATGGCTGTGAGTATTGCACAGGCTCTGGCACTTTTCCATAATTGGGGTCAAGGAACTTTTCCCATTGAGTGCCAATCAACAGATTACGATTGCCAAAGTCAATTGGAGGCAACTGTGTAAATGGCGCAACACTTGGTTTTGGAGGATTACCCCAACTCTCTGGGATTGGCACAACTTCAAAGCCAGTTGGTGCGTTGTTAGACAAAGCAGCCCCTGCGCCAAGCAAACCAGCAGCAGACAACGCTAGTTGAGCAACCTTCAAAGGGTCTGTCTCTTTTGTGCTAGTTGTCGTGTTTGTTTTTGTAGGTGTTGTAGCTGTTGTAGCTGTTGTTGCAGGAATTGAAATTGCTGGTGCTGTTATTGTAGACAATACGTCCTCAACTGTTGCTGAGTTAACAGGTCTTTGAGACACTACTTTAACTTCTGGAATTGTTGCGCCAGTAGCAGCAATAGTATCAATTACATTTTGTTGTGTAACAGGTCTAGCACCAGTAACAGTTACTGTAGGTGTTAACGCATCTAAAATGTTTGTAGATGATGTTGGTGCTGTTATTACCAAGTTATCTGCTGTTGATGTGTCAACAATTGGCGCAGAAACATTGCCAGAAATCAAATTCTGCATTGCTTGTTGCGCCTCTGGGCTGTCCATCAAATTAGCAAGAATTTTATCATATGTTGTGCCATATCTAGGATTTAAACCTGCTGCTGTATCTGCTGCGGCTGTAGAGTCATACAAAGCGTTTTGTAGTTCGTTCCCTAAATATGCACCACCACCAGCAAGCAATGATGCTTTCAATGTGTCTTCTGCACTACCACCAGTCAATGCTGTAGAGCCTCCCGCAATAGTTGCGCCTGTAGCACCAGACAAAGCAGAGCCTGTTAGACCAGTTTGACCTGCAATCAAGTCGCTCAAGTAAGGCGCACCAAGAACACTAGCAGCCAAAGCTAGGACAGGACGAGAAGCAGCTAATAAACCTTGGTCACCACCACCTGCAAAAGTTCCTGTGTCAACAATCTCACCAGTTTTAGGATTGTAAGTTTCCCAAACAGCAGGGTTATTAGGATTAGTGCGAGTCAAATACATTAACTCAGGCAAAGCATCAATCTGTTCTTGAATGTCATCACCCTCAATGACACGATTAGTGGTTCTTGATACAGCCATGATTAACCCTTAATCTCTACGTTAGATGTAATGCCAGCACCAATTTTCATTGCTTTCAATTGTGCTTCTGCTTCAAACTCTTGTTGCTTCATAGCAAAGTAAGCCTGTTGTTTCTCACGCTCAAGCATCAACTTAGCAGCTTCTTTCTCACGCATCAATTGCATCTCAAGGGCAGCCTTTTGTTGTGCCATCTCCATGTCAATCTGTTGTTGCTGTTGCTTCAACTGAATGTCAGCTTGTGCTTTAGCTTGGTTGGCTTGAATCTCAGCCTGAGTGCGAGCCATGATTGCCTGAACTTCAGGAGGCATTTGCTGTGGCTGTGGAGGAGGATTCGAGAGCATCTGGTCTTGCTCTGGTGTGATTGGCTTGTAGAACTCAGCAGAATCCTTAAAGCCAGCAATCTCAACCATGCGTCCCAAGGTAGAACGATATTGAGCAGGGGAGACGTAGGGATTGGCAGGGCCGTACTGAGCAATCAACTGTTCTTGTTTAGCCAGAACCATTGACAACATAGCCATCTGTTCTTGTCTGTTACCAGCACCCAAACCTACGTTAATAGCCACATCGTATTGGTTAGCCCATGTACGAGGGTCAAACTCTACGAACTCACCACGCATACGCACCAAACGAGGCTTATCTTGGTACTTGCACAGCAGATGCAAGATGCCTTGGAACAAAGACTTAACACCAGTCTCTGCAAAGATTCGAGCCATCAGTTCAATCTTACCTGCGCCAGCTTGTTGCATCGAAGCTACCGCAGCAGCAGTCACATTCTGCAAGATAGATGGGTCTAAGCCCTGTGTAGCATCAGACACACCAGTACGCTTAGACTGGACTGTATCCAAATACTGAAGCATTGGGAAAGCCTGAGATGCCACATTCTGCACAACCAATTGTTGAACAGCATTAGGTGACTTGGCACGAATCACACCACCTGCGGTAGATGTAAGCAAGTCATCAAGGTTTACCTGACCTTCAACAGCAACTACTCGTGCATTGTTTGTCAGATATAAGTTATCCAACATCTGACGAGTGATAGTAGTCTTAATCAGTTGCAAGTCAGTTGTTCGGTCAGCAAGTGAGTCGCCAAAGAACTTGTGTGGGATTGGGATAGGGCAGATTGAATGGAAAGGAACATAGTCCACTTCCTCAACAGCTTCCTTACCATCTACATCTTGGAGAATCTCGTTTGAAGCGTAGAAAACCTGAGTCAGAGTAGCAATGCCTTTGCCATTCATATCAGTTTTGACATAACACTCAAAGACCTCAATCTCTTGCATTGATGGGTCATCAGTCTGTACTTGGTAAGGTTGCTCACCAGCAGAGAAACGCACAACACGCTCAGGTGTGTACGCTAGTGCATCATCCATCTGCAAGGATTCAACTTGCTTCTTGTTAAAGCCCATAGCAACCAAGTCACTACGAGTCAACATCTGACGATGGGCTACAAATGGGCTGTCAGCAATAGTGCGAGCCTTCTTGCTAATCAAGAACTCCTCTGGAGGAACATTCTCAATCGTGACTTTGCCTGATTTCTTACGCTTTTGTACTATTACATTGTGCGTTGCACCCATTGCTGGCATACCAGTTGGGTCAAGGACTGGCTGACCCATTGGGTCATAGATTGGAAACTCTGTCGTATCTTGCTCGACAATCTCCATGCTCTCATCACTCATTAGCATTGCTAACTCGTCATCTGACAAGTCATAGTAACGCTCTTTTGTAATGTCTTCTTTGTTTTCCCAATATGCTTTAACAATGCCGTTCTTCTGCATCAAAGCATCTTTGAACCAATCATGCAGAATGGCTACGCCTTCGTTGTCACGCAAGAAAACCCAATTGCAATAGTCTGTGGCCTGTTTTGCGGACGCTTCGTCTTGAGGCCCCTGTGGCTCAAAGATAACAATATTATCTGAGCCTGTGAAAATACGAACTAAGCTAGGTAGCGCACCATCAATCGCTTCTGCTACTTCTCCAGTAACAATCTGAGATTTACCCTCAATTTCTGTCCCGTAAGGTTGACGTAAGTAGGCTTGTAATGCTTGTTTTCTTTGCTCTACAGTCTCACTCTCGATAAACCCGATAGCATCGTCAATTTCCGCTTGCAGAATAGATTTCAGTTCAGTTTGTCTCATAAAGCATTAACCCACTCGTAAGGTTTAGTAAAAGTCATAGTGTTACGCTTTCTTACATTTAACGCTTCAGGAATGACTTGGATATTCGCAGCACAATGAAATCCAGACGCAGTTTTAGATTGCAATGGAATCATGTGGTCTATGTGCCATTTTACATTAGTTACAGCACTTCTGCGTCTAGAAAGTAATGCCGCCTCGTGCATTACAAAAGCATCAAATTCGCCATACCATTTTGGGGTAGCATTTATTTGTGATGCTCTGCGTTTATGAAAATCAGCCAAAATCTTATCTGGATTGTCTTTTTTCCATCTTTTAAGATTTGCTTTTTGCTTTTCTCTGTTCTTTTCTTGCCAGTCTTTTTTGTACTGAGCCATTTTTTCAGGGTTAGCCTCTCTCCAAGACTTATTTTTATCCCTGTTAGCAATATCCCAATTATTTTTCAATTGCTTAGTAAACTCAATACAGGCATCACAAAGACAATCACCATTGAGACTGCGGTCAGCAATACCGCCACGTTTACATGGCTTACCAGTAAAGTAAGTTTTAAGCCCTAAGGCTTTAGCTTCCTTCCTGTTTGCTGGTTTGCTCATTTTTGTCCTTTGGAGGGCGACCCATTCGGGGTTTGTCCGATTTTAACTCCTTAATGACATTTTCCAACATTTCGATTCTTAATTCAAGTTCTTTTACTTTAGGGGCTAAATTAACGCCTTGTCGCTCTAAATACATCAGACAATCCATTTCGGTGTTTGGTTGATAGGCTTAGACCATGTTGAATGACCTTCATCCAATCCAAGGGCTAAGTAGCGGAATGAGTCAGAGCCATGTGATGACCAGTCATGCAATGGACGCTCATAGAAAATCTTACGCTTCTCATCGTAATCTCTGCGGTAGTTTCTCAGGCAGTTCAGCCCTGTCTGGACTTTAGGAACATTAAACCAGCACCTTGGAAGCAACCTTCTGACAGCTTGAATACCATCATCTAAGCCCATCCTCGGGGCAATCTTTATCTCTAGTCCTGCTTCCTCAAGCATCTCTAGTCGGCTTTTGCCAGAGCCTAACTCTCTAACCCTAACGTCATGGGGCAGAATATGCTCTGCTTTTGCATAGTCATTGTCCCTAATCCACTTCACATAGTGGTCTAGTCCAACACCATGATTCTCGTAATAGTCAATCAGACGCACCTCAGTACCTACTAACTGAGC